CCTCTAGATACCGGTCCGGGTTCAGGAGCTAATACCTCTGGTAACGTTAATATTGACCTCGATTATCTATTCTCTCAGCTATGTGTTAATACTGGTGGAGCTCCGGAGTATATACTAGCTGCGGTTCCTCGTTATAACGAACCGATGAGTCAAGCTGAAGCAGAGGAAATGGGTCTTAACTATTACCTATCCCTTACTGCATCAGGTGAATTTGTAGCCCGTAAGTTCATGGATCCTAAGTGTGCTGCCAACCTTTGTGAAGTAGGGGGCTGGATGCAGTTAAAACAGCGTATCATTGATGGTTGTGCTTCTTGCGAAGATTACGAATTATTTAATAGCTGCAATGACGATAATTTGTGCGAACCCTCAATGCTATGTATTCGAGGTGTAGCTTTTATCCTTGTTGAGATTCAACATGTAGGTAATTGCTGCAACCCCTTAGGTAATTACACCAAGTGCGAATTCGAGAAGCTTAAAGCTACCGTATTCAACCTTGATTCTATCCGTCTATCTCCCGACCCTGTAGCTAACACAGCTGGAACTGATGTTGGATCTACCGACCCTGACATATATACTCTTAATGAGTTCTTTGGTTCAGTAGCAGTACCAACTCCATTCCCCTTAGATACAACTGGAGTTGGAGGTACTAATAGTTCCTTCTACGGTGTCCCTTCTGCGGGTACAGATTATGGAGATGCTAATGGTCCTGGTACTCAACTATGGAAGATCAGTTCTATTACTTTCTATCCCACTTTAGATGAAGCTCTAAACTGTGGTCAAGGTAGAACTCTTCAATCTCCTGATAGTATGGCAGAGGTTAGAGCTTTCCTTGCTAAGCTTACTTATGAGAATCCAGATGCTAATCCTTGCGACCCAAATCCATGTGGTCTTGGATGGGATGAAGCAGAGATTCGTCTAGTAGCCAGGGAATATGACTTAAGCTGCTGCACTCAACCTCAAGCGGATCAAGGTAACTTCCCTCAGATTCGTCGATTTATCACTAAGAGAGATGCAGTAGGTACTCCTTGGTTAGGTCGAGTCAATCCTATTTATAGTGACCAAGCTGCTATGTCACCTCGACTAGGTATAACAAGTCCTTCCTTTGGTATGCACTTATACGCTAATCCCGTAGCCCTACTTAAATTCTCTATTATGACGAAAGTAGACCCATTGGCTCCGGCTATTGATGGTGTATCTGACCCGCAAGCTAATGTTATTATTGACCCTGATTCCTTACAAATAGTACCTGGTTCTTTTCTAGGTTAGAACTACTAATATACAGAAAGGATGTATCTAATACATCCTTTCCATTCACACATCAAATTACTTCAAATAGAACATTCTTATGGTAAAGATATTTATAAATGCTCCATTTACTTATATATTTCAAGGTAGAAGAAAGACCGTTGGTAGTGGTCAAGAATTAGTATTTGATATATCTAAACCTTCACATAGAGAAGAGTTAAGGTTTCTTTTATCTCCTACTTTTGGATTTAGAAAGTTCATTAGAGCTGATGACAATATAATCCGTATTCTTAATTCAAATAATTATGATGAAGACGAGTTATCGATTAGACATCTAGCTGTAACTGAAAGTCCTGCATCCTTCACTCAACCAGCTCAAGAACCAGAAGAGAATCCTTTTGTACCTCAATATAAATAAGAGCCAGAGGTATCTAATCCTGTAGTTCCTATAGAAGAACCGGTTTATGTAGAAGAATTAAAGTCAGAGAATGAAGTTCAAGAAGCAGTCATATCAACTAATGAATCTAATCCAGTTGTTGAGTCTTCTATACCTGAAGATTACAATCTAAATGAGGAAGTAGAGAAAAGATATGAGGAATTAAATGCTACTCATTGGTCCAAGGTAAAAACAATGGTGGAAGGTAAGGGTGTGGAGTACACCAATAAACAGGAAGTTATAGAAGCTTTAATTGTATCGGAATTTAATATATCTAAGGAAACCCTAAGTGGAATACTAGCTTAGATACAGGCTCTTCTTATAGCAGGTTTACATGAATGAATTAAATACTGAACTAAATAACTATATAAACTTAATAGTTAATACTGACAAATTCATCAATGCAGTAAGAAGAGCCTCTGTCACCCTAAACGACAGAGGCTCTATTTCTGACGAGGTGATTAAGGAAACAACTATATATGACTCCTTTCCTCGAATTGTATTAAGAGTAGCTACAGCTAAGACAAAAGAAGGATTGCCTGTATTTAAAGGTATTGGGTATGGTAATGATTATGCAGACCAAGAACGAGAAGTATATAGAGTTATATCTCAAGAGCCCTTTAGTTCAGGGCTAACACGAGTAGCCTCTAGTCTTACTGCTGCCAAGTTAATTAGAAGTATTCCTCTTAACACAGACATAAAGTTTCTAGATTCATCTAAGTTTATTGAAGAGCAGGCTATAGACGACCTTGATAGTTTGATAGGGATACTAGTTGATAACCCCGAACTTATTGAAAGTCTTATTAAAGAAACTCAGTCCTCTAGCTTCTTCTTCGCTCAGGAAATAGACCTAGCTACTATACCCCCCTACGCCTTTGACCGAGTAACAGGTATAGTAGCTAGATTAGATAGTGCTGACTTATATCGTAATGTAAAGATACCTACTAATACTATTGCTGAAATACATATATCTATATCTAATGCAATTGATATTAAAGAATTAAGATTACCTATTACAGATGGAGAAGATATATCGGATATAGTCAGTAAAATAGCAAATATTATTAATGAAGCTCTCATATCTCTAGATGCTAATCTTATAGCTTCTGTAACTATTAATCCTCCTATTAAAACCCCTCTTAAATATTCAAAGAGAGAATTATATGGAGACCTAAATAATGGGAATAAAGAGCTTATGTTTACTATTTATCCTACTATTCATAGAATTCAAATAGCAGCTAAGAGTCCAACCATAGAAACAGAGAGACAGTTAATATCTATTAGTTCTGTCACAAGAAGTATAGAAGGGGTTGTAATTGGAGGTATTACAGGACTAGTATATAGTACCACTAGTAACTATAAGAATCTAACTAATAAAGGTCATCATTCCCTACTTGTTGATACCACTCGTATAGCTGTAAAGGATATATCCTCTACCAATAAGATAGACCCTTTAGATATAGATAGCTTTCACTTTAGATTAAAGGATGGATATACAAGTACCCAGCCAGGTAGATTCCATGTTCGTATTAGTAATCTACCTGATAGTTCTTATCCTACTGAATGGTATATAGATTTACCTAGTTCTCAACCTCATATTATAACTAGCTTAATACATGATTCCTTTTATGAAAGAAGATTAGGTAATCAAGTAGTTACTAGTATGGGTTCCATTAGTACCTTGCAAATAATAGCATTTGTTTTATGTCCTAAAGAGATAAAGATAGTAGTTGACCTCTTAGATATACCTGAAGGTCTAGAAGTGGCCACTGGCTCTTTAACTCAAGTACTTACTAGTTATAGTCAATACTCTAGGTCAGTAACAGTTAAGTCTCAATTAGACTATATTAACTACGCTAGGTCTACTAATCCTAAACAAGACCCTGTAGGTATTGGAGGTAAGGTTCCTCCTAGATATTCAGCTATATATCAAGACTTACAAGGTAAGTTAGCTAAGTTAAACAGGTGCAGTGTTCCCTTCATTAGAGGTCCTATATGTTAGATAGTTTTCCAGTAGGTCCTCCTTTACCTTCTATTAATTACTTTATAAAATTCATATTAAAGAAGATAACCACGCATCCGCTTATTATCAATCCACCTATTAGACACCCTCTAACTAATGAAAGAGTGTTTATCGATAGATGGAGAACTTACTCAGGCATAGAGTTTGGGTCAGGTATTACATGTGCAATCTTTCCTCATTCCACGCCGACAGATGGGCTTTCTCTACCTAAACCAGGTGAAACTTCTAACTCTGTACTATTTGAAGAAAGTGATTTAGGTAGTGATTATGACCATGCTATTTATCATGTAGCTCTTAAGTTACATATGAATGAGTATAAATTAGGGAATAAGGAAGATGACTTAGACCTAATAACTGTGCCTATAGATGCAGCTATTCATCCATCTCAACAAGGATTTGAAAGTAATCAAACTAGAGAGATTGATATAGAAATTAACCCAGGGCTTATGGTTATATCTGACTTTCTTGAACTTATAAGATTAGCAATATTAGATAAAGCTCATCCAGTTAATCTACCTTTAATTCCTCGTAGTATTCAAGTATTGTACTTCAATATCAAAGAAGGTCCTTGGGAGAAAGATAAGCATATATATTTTCAAGAAGGAGAGATGTTAATCCGTATAGATTTAAAAGTATCTAAAGGATGGAGAGATAAATTCAACACTGGTATCCAACGCTTAGATATTAATATTAATTGAGACTAATATCGAGAATAATATTTATAACTACTAAGAACCCTTTATATACAGGTATCTTAAGCATAATTACATAGGTAAGAAATATATGTCAGCACCCCGTATTAACTTTCAAGAATTAAATGAGGGCTATTCCCCTATTCGTCCAAATGTGAATAATAGGATTGGAATATTAGCTCCTTTCTCTAAAGGCCCAGCTAATCAATTAACGTTTATATCTGGATATTCTGATTTCTCTGACCGATATGGTTCAGATAACTCAATAGGTTCTACTGCATTTCAAGCAGCATGGGACCAGAGAGCTACTGAGTTTGGATTACTTCGAGTGTTAGGTAGAGCTAGACCTGCATCAGGTCGAATTAACTTTGGAGGTTATACCAGTAAACCTAATAGTCTAGTTCTTCTAATGAGCTTTATAGGAGAAGCTCTACCGCAATCAGATAGAATCCTCACCTCAAGCATTTTCACTAGTGGTAACTTTAGTAGCACTACTACAGGCCGCTTCTGGTTCTTAGTAGATAGTATCGATGATGATGGTTTCATTAAACTTAAATACATCTTTATTCCTCAAGGTATTGAAAACTATATAAACTGGTATCCAGAATATAGAGAACCTCAGGATTTAACTATAGACCCTACATTTCCATTAAATGGTATTGGTAATAATCTACTTAATGAAACCTCCGATATCTCTAGTATTAGCTCTTCAATTTTAAAGATTGAAGGAGCTGAACCTATGACCTTCGTTGATGGGTGTTTAGGTTTAGGTGGAACGGGAGAAGTATGTACTCTAGGTATGGTTGAAGGTTGGAAGGTAACTATCGAAGCTGGACAGATGAGATGGGTATGGCATGTAGACAATTCTGGTACTAACTATCGTTTAAATCAACCAGAGTCAGGTTATATAGGAACTCTACCTGTTATTATCCCTGGAACAGAGGGTAATTCTAGTTTCAATACAGCTATTGATAGTGCAGTACTTACTGATACTAGAAGTGGAGAAATGGTTTCCTTCGAAGGAGTACATGCTTCTAATCCTAGGAGTGGCGCTATTAACCCTTCAGTAATGCCTGTATATGACTATGTAATTCTACATAAGACTGATAAAGGTATTCCTGTCACTATTGATAAAGGAGTATTTCTTAGCTTTGGTACTATGTCTCAAGTAGATGATATTAGTCTTCAACCAGGAGATATGTGGACAGTTAAGGTAGCTCACTTTGATTATGAGATTCCCTTATATGTAGATGCTTCCCCTAATCAAGTAGTAACTAGCATTATCGAGAAGATTCAGGGAGTTAATCCTATTGGTATGGTAGAGCGCAATCAAGCGGATAATGGTATTATTTTCTCTCTTGATGAAAACTCTCTTACTGGTTCAGTAGGTAATAACTTTAGCTATCATGTTGAGTTAACTGAACCAGATGGGGAAGTAGTAACTGAAGGTAACTTTTATAGTGGTGAAAGATATATACAGGTTCCTATTAGATATGCTACTTACATTCAAGAAGGAGCTGAATTAAGAATCATTGATACTCCTGGTATATATGGAGTAGTTAATATATCTAATCCCTTTGACCCCGCATCTCCTACTCAATCACCTAATAAATCTCTTCTTCCTACCATCACTAGAGTTTTAAGAGTAGAAGCTCCTATTACTGGAGGAGGTCTAGCTACTATTTGGTTGGATAAAGATGTAGTAGCTGACTTTGATTCTATAGCTATCTTTCACTTCATGAATCCAACTGGATTAAACATGACCCATTATACTTACTACCAAGCTAACTTTTTGCAAGGTGGTGAAGATGGGCCTAGAAGAGCTGAAAGGGATTTCTATAGTCTAGATGGTATTCCTCTACTTAAACTAGTAGCTACTAGTGAAGGAGCTTGGGCTAATAACTTAAAGTTAAGCGTTTACCCTATTGATAATAAACGAATTCAGGTTAGTATTACTGATTTGAATAAGGATAATTACGACCCCCCGATTAGAGACGAAATTCATATATTCTCTTTTGAAGATACTGATGAGCAAGGTTTTATAACTAGACTTAACCCTTCTAACTTTATAAGGGGAATCTTTCTGCCTAAGTATGCTAACCCTAACTATAACGTTGGGATGTTGCGTAAGAGCCCTATGCGTCTAGCTCCTCCGGATAATACAGTAGTAGACTCAGAGGATGCAGCACATCCAGAGAACTTTGGACCTCGTATTCTTAAAGACTTTACCTTAGAAGGAGGTTACGATGGCCCTCCTATTCAAGATGAAGATTATATTAAAGCTCTGGACCAAGTAAGGAATCAACCTGTACATATCCTTATTGCCCCAGGCCAATACAGGTCTACCGTAGTTAAGTCTAGACTATTAGCCCAAGCTGAGAATGCTAATGAACTAGAAGGATTACGAATAACCTTAATTAATGCAAGACCTGGATTAACCCCCGAAGCAGCTATGGCTGAAACTATTGGATTTGATTCGGATAAAGGAGTAATGGTGGCTGGATGGTCTACATATGCCGGTAAGCAAGGAGCCCCTAGATTTGGACTATCCCCTGATACTCTACTTGCTGGTAAACTATCTGGTATTCCTTTCCATGTAAGCCCTGCTGCTCGTACTACTAGTGGTCCTATCTTTGGTATTGCTGAAGTAGATACTCAACCCTATACCTCTAGAGCTCAATTAAACCTTTATCACAATGCACGATTAGAAGCAGTACATATTGACCCTGCTACTAACTCCTTTAACTTCCTTAATGGGAGAAGCTTAAGTTCTAATCAACAATGGGACCGTATTAGCTTCAGACGTACCTTTAACGTTGTAAGGATGGATGTAGCTCAGAACTTACAGCAATATAAGAGTGAACCTAATACCGCTGCTCTAAGAACTCGTATAGCTAGTTCTATTGATGCCTACTTAAGCACCTTAAAGCGTAACGGAAGTATTAGTGCATTTCAAGGTGCTGAAGTTGCTAGTCCTAATCCTGCCTCGGGTCTAGCAACTATTAGATTCGGATTAGCACCAGTATATGCTTTAGATTACATAGATGTGTATCTAATTCGTACTGATGATGGAACCATTACTAGACCAGATTAATAAGCCCTTAAATATTCAATAAGTTTATGACTAATTTAAATTCAATAACTCCCCAAGATTCACTTTATTGTTCTCCAGTTAATAATACTGGGTTAGACCCGTTACAGGGTTTCGACTTTCATGTATGGGTACAGGATGTATGTACAGGAAAAGTAGCTTGGTTTGGTTTATTTCAATCCCTTACTCTATCAATCAGAGATGCAACTGAAACTTATTTAGAATTAGGGCAACGTATCCCTATTCACCTTAATGGTGAAATTCAGGTAGCTTGGGTACTTGAGCAAGGACTAGTTGATATGCAATTTATTCAACGTACCTTTGGTGTTGACCAATTACGTCGGGATATGTATATCACTCGGGGTCCTAGATTCCAAATATCCTTTGATGCTTATGCCGGTGAATTAGAAACATTCCACCAGTTAAATGCTCCCGGTAAGATGGATAGAGACCAAGCAACTGGGTATCGTCAAGGTTCTGATGAGTACTTTACCTTTAACTTAGACCAGTATGCCGGTTACGGTCAAGACGGTAAACCAGGGGGAGAAGGGGGGAGATTTGGGGCAACAGCACAAGGGAGATATGACATCCTCAGAGCTAAAGTAGACTCTGTTTCTTTAGGTATTATGCCAGGTAGACGTGTAGCTGCTGTTCGCTGGGAAGGAGTTTCTGAAGGTATTGCTTTTGTAAGAGAAAGTATTCAGAAGTTTAAAAAAGCACCTAACCGTCCAACAGGTGCTTCACAAGGGGGATTTGTTACTAATCTACCTTCAGGAGGTTCTCCTCCAACTACTACTGGACCCTTTGCTTTCACTTAATATTTCCAATACAATTTTATATCAATACATTAGGGAGGTCTATGCCTCCCTTTGTTATATGTTCCCTACTAATATGTTATTATGCTTAAACCTTCCTTATTTAATTTATTAAATAAACCTATATCCAGGAGAAAGGTTCATACGATACATATTAATGGCAATAGACTAGGATTCTTTAGAAGTACTTCTTACTCTCAGCAAACATTAACTATATATGGTGTAATAACTAATTCTAACTTTCCTTTTAATAAAACATTTGAACTTTACTTTAATACACAAGAAGGAACTTATAGAGTAGATAATGGGAACTACCCCTACCCTAAAGGGATAAGGGTTTTACGCACAATTTATAAACATGATACTTAGAATGGAACTACAAGTAAAAGCTTTTCTAAAGTATCCTTCAGAATTAATATAAAAGATATTGTTCCAAGTTCTTATAGTGATAAATGAAATATTATACACCTGAAGCTTCAATACCAGCAGCCGCTATTACATATGCTGGCAATCTTTCTCCTTATCAACCTATATTATTTACTACTCAATTTGGGTATACAGATGTAGGGTTATGTAAAGAAGGAGATGACCCTTTTAAAGGTAGACCATTAGTATGGACTATTTCATATATAAAAGTAACTCTAGTTAGGGATTGGTCTACATCTATAGCTAGTATTGTACTTACTTCATCTATGCCTAGTGCTGATTGTCCAGTACCTAAACTTCCTAATCTAGGAAAGATTAGAGGAGGTAACAATCCTTACTTAACCTTTGAAGATGAGATAAGAATATATATGGGATATATAGGGGATGTTAATACTCCTATAAACGCTTCTATGTTAGATGAACACCCTATTGACCTTTGTCCTAGAGATATACCAGATGTAGCTGAAGGTTTAAAGTGTGGACCTAAACATGGTGAAGACTTTAAGCAGAATGACAGTAAACCTTTAGCTCCTGTATTCTGGGGCTTCATAGATAATATCTCTATGGTAGGAGATTCTAAGTCAGGGGTTAAACTAATGATTCAATGTAGGGATAGAACCAGGGTCTTATCTGATACAAAGATAATAGCTATTCCCGAATTACAAGGTAGACTAGTAGATTCTAGAGATAAAGGTTTCTTTAAGAAGAAAGGTTCGGGAGGACTAGCTAGTGGTAGAAGAGAAGATATTCTTATTCAGGTAGCTAGAGCAGCAACTGGTAGTCTCTTTGCTAGTACCGCACGTCAAGGTCAAACTACCTTTGGTCCCCCAGATACTAAACAATGTTGGAAACCTGTTATAGGGGGCAGTGATGAAAATCAAGAGAATTGGTATTATCCAGATTGGGGCCCTAAGATATCTGAAGGTACTCCTCAAAGTCAAAGACCTTCTCAATTAGGAGTACAACTATTTACTGGCTTTGTAGGTGAGGATAAATACTTAACTAAGATAAGCCCTGATGAGGATCCTGCTCTATGGTTAAGAGAAGCAACGCATAAAAAGATGCTTCCTTATTCAGAACCTAGATTTCACATGTGGGTACAACGTCCTCCTTTGTCTAAAGCTAATGGAGCTGCTGTATTTCAAATACTTAATAAGAGTCCAATAGAAATCATTCAGTTTCTAGCTAATACTGAAGAAAGACCTACTGATTTCTTCGCTAGTCATATTAATGGAGACTATATATTTGGACCTAGAGTATTAGATACAAGTGGATTCTATGACCCAGTAAGAATGCACCGTACCTATTTCTTTAAGGAATATCCTAAGAATGTAGGTAAGCCTAAGGTTAATCAAATGATACTTAGGATTAGAACAGCTTCTTCATCTTTAGCTTCATTCAATAGATTCGTAGTAATGGACTCGGAGAGTGAGGGAGCTTACGATGCCTTTCTAGATAAACTATCTATTGCTTTAGAAGTATTACCTTGGACTCTTGACGGTAATACTGAAGATGAATATGGTTCACTATTCCCTGATACAGGAGGTAGAGCTATATATCCTCCTTGTAGAAATCAGATAATATATGACGGTAACCTTAGCTCTTATGGTCCTGACCCTTTCAATAGAGTTGGGGGAGCACTCATCGTAGGTATTAGTCAAGCTAGAACATGGGCTAGAGAAATGCAAGGGGTACAGTTAACCCTTACTGGTGACCCTACATTCTATCCTTCTGAAGCTATTAGAGTTTATAACACTGTACTTCATGATTACGCTACTTCTATTAACCCGGGTACTTCTTATAGTCAAGAGTTATTAGAGAAGAATCAACGGCAGATAGAAGGATTGTTTAAGGATGAATCTACTATATCTAATATAATGGACTCTTCTAATAAGAAAGGAGTACAGGACTTTAGTTCCCAACAAGCTAAAACTGTTACTGAGATTATGACTCAGACAACTAGAGGTCATATGGTTAATACACAAAAAGACCCACTTAAAGGATTAATTCTACCTGTGTATAAAGTAAGGTCAGTCCAACATGTACTTAAAACATCAGGTACTGGTGCTGGTTTTATTACTACTATTGAATGTATTGGAGATTATTAATTCAATAGATAACTCGTAAGGTTACTCTAAATATTTAATTAAGGAAAGTTATTTATATATGTCTTATTCTGATGGAACAGCTACTCTTAGAAGACAATGTACTGCTAATGAAGATAATAGAAAATCCTTTCTTGCTACTCAATCTAATTTTAAGATTACTCAAGGAGTAGTAGAAGGTCTAGTTGGTATGGAGAGTCCTGAGCATATAGGTATGGTGTATAACATCAGACTTATAGATACAGGACATTTAGTTAGATGTAGAAGATTAGTTAACTCTGCTTCATTTGATGGAGTAGGAGAATATAATCCTTTAGAAGAAGGAGACCCAGTAGTAGTAGCTTTTAAAGAAGGTATGCTTCAAGATGGGATTATCCTTGGTTGTTTCTACACAGAAGGTACATATAAAGAGTTCTATATAGAAGGTCAAGGACTTAAACCAAGAGAAGTAAAGTCTAATTCTGTAAGGAATGTAGAGTTTAACCAACCTTCTATTCACCCTAATCGCGTGGCTCAACCCGATGCCTGGGTACATATTATTGGAGGCAAGGTAGGGCCATATAGAGACCCTGCTCTTACTGATGGTAGTACTAGTATGAAAGCTAATAGAAGACCTCCCCCAGCTTCTATTCAAATAAAGAATAAATTAGGAGATGTAGGTCAATGGGCTAAAGGAGATATCATCTTCTATTCAGATAGTAATATCATTCTTTTCTCTAGTCAAGAAGGGAAGTCTAAATGTAAAAGATTAAGAGAACTGGCTGAGTATTACCAACAAATGGTAGAGGAAATGGAGGTTTTTATAGGAGTACAAATTGAAGATGAAATAAAACCAGCAGTATTTGAAGATGAAGCTGTTAAGGTTAGAAGCCTGGTTAATGCACATGAAGCTTCTGATAAATTTAATGATGAAGTTATAAATCCCGAATCTTCTGAAACTAATACTGAAAACCCTGAATCTTCTGACTCAACTGACTATAACTATACAGATGACGATAGACGTAATAGAAGATATATTAATGGAGAACCTAATATCGACTATATGATGTATGCCCCTTTAGTCGAATATCATCTTCCTCAATTAAAAGCAATGGCAGCTAAATGTAAAGAGTTAGCTATTACATGTAAAGAAGAGGCTATCAATCATGCAGGGGTTACTAATAGTAGACTAGAGGCTAGTCAAATAGTACAAGACGCTTGTTCTGCTTTATCCTCAGGGGGTCAACTAGATGATGAAAAGATAGAAGCATTGGCTGAAGGTCGTATATGTTTAAGTGGTGATGTAAGACATTACCCCTTTACTAAATGGAAGTTAGATAAATCTCAAGGTGTTGAAATAGAAGACTTAGCTTCTGACTCCGAGATTAAAGATGTATTAGTACATAAAGCTCTACTAGAAGCTTTTAAAAAGATGAGGGATGCTGCTCTATCTGAATCAGGGGGAGATATAGATTTAGCTATCGCTAGTGGGTTTAGAGACAAGGAATATTTAGATAAATATGGTTTAGACCCTAGAGATTGTGAATTATTAGGAGGAGAGTTCCTACCTAAACCTGAACAATCTTTTGAGACAGGAGCTATAACTAATACGGGTAAAACAGGTTTAGTAGTTATAGACCCTGGACATGGTGCGCCCGACCCAGGTGCAGTAGGTAATGGTATTGAAGAGGCTACTTATGTATTAGAGATAGCTAAATCTTTAGTTTCTACTCTTAACGGAGCAGGTATTAAAACTCTATTAACCAGAGATATTGATGCTCAAGTACCTTCTCTTAGAGGAGCTGTAGAGTTAGCCACTAGTAATAATGCCAATCTCTTTGTTAGTATTCATTGTAATGCTTTAGCTGGAGCTATTGCTACTGGATTTGAGGTATTTAGATATCATTCAGTTAGTGATACATTTGCAAATAATACAGTTAAAACTCTAGCTGCAAATCTTCCTACTCTTCCAAATAGAGGAGTTAAGTCTGGTAACTTCACCGTAATTAAAGCTTCCTCCGCTATCCCTTCTATTCTTGTTGAATTAGGTTTTATAAGTAATCCTAAAGAAGCAGAGTTTATGAAACAAGCCGATACTAAGTCTAAATATGTAACTGCACTAGCTCAAGCTATTATTAATACTTTATAGATATATGTCAGATAAGTCGAATAGATTAAAATCAGTAGCTCCAGTAGAGAATAGTGAACATTTAACAGGATTCTCAGTAGATGTAGTAGATAAGAAAGACCCTAAGACCTTTGATTTAGATGGTAATTATAAAGCTAAAGCTTGGGAATGGGTTGAAGCTAATTGTGGAAAGTATGGCTTCGAGGTATCTTTCCCTAAAGGTAATAAGCAAGGACTTAATTATGAACCCTGGCATCTTAGATATATAGGACCTGAAGTACCCGCTGAATTACAATTAGTATTTGCTTACGCTAAATCTGGTGGTAATGCGGATGAAGCTACATTAGATAAGATATGTAAAGAGTCTCCTAAGACTGAATCTATAGAACATACTCAAGATGATATTAAATCTAGAACTGATTTAGACTTAGATAGAATTGTTAAGACCCATAGTATAGAAGCTCTTACTGTTATTACAGGGAAAGGTACCCTAAATAGCAAAAAGGCAGCTAACTACGCTTTTAACGCTGCTTCAGCTATACAGCTACATATAGCCCATGCTGTTTATCAACACGTTAGTTCGTTAAACATTTCTATAGATACCAATATTACTGCTAGTCCTAATGTACTTGCGGAAAATGAACCTGAATACCCCTCGGGTAAATCCTTTTCTATTAAGTATTTAATTAATAAAATGTTAGAAGTAAGCTCTAATACAGCTACTAATATGTTAATTCAGTACATAGGTGGAATTTCTCTTGCTCGCAAAAAAGTAAACACCTTAGGTTATTCATTAACTCTGATTAAGGATTATATATCTCTGCCAGGTAAGGTGGTAGGGGATAACCCTGATGTGACTAATACCTCTTCTACGTTTGATATGGCTAAGGCTATATTTCAATTACTTAAGTTGAAACACAGTTTACAGTTAGATGTTTTAAACATAATTGTTAATTCTCTTAGCAAAGCAGAAGTACCTAAAGGTATGCGGAATATAAAATTTAATAAGATTGGATATAATTCTAGAGTCAATGTCAATGTAGCTGTGTATCAAAATAGTAATGGTTACTTTATAATAGCTGCGGCTAACCTTACAGAATCCAGAGATTTTGAATTAACTAAGGTAATGTTAGCTACTAACGAGGTAACTCAAGCTATAGACAATTTAGAACTCGAAGGTATAGATTTTACTAAAGCTCCTGGAACTGCTTCTAGTGCTGCTGCTCCTCGTTCTACTACAGCTAAATCTCTCCCTGTATTAATGTATCACTCTATTGGTAATGGAGAAATAGATCCGAAATATGCTAGATACGAAGTTACCCCTGAAAGGTTTAGAGGGCATATGCAGCATCTAAAGTCTTTAGGATATACAGCAGTATTAGCTAATAATATTATCTCAGGGGACCTACCAGATAAACCTATCGTTATTACTTTTGATGATGGATGTTTAAATAATCTAACTAATGCAGTCCCAATAATGAGAGAATTCGGAATGAGGGGACTATTCTTTATTACTACTGATTGGTTAGGTAAAACACATCCCGAATATAAAGTCCCTATTATGAATAGTAATCAAGTAGCTCAGTTAGTAAATGGAGGGCACGAAGTGGGCTCACATAGTTTAAGTCATCCTAGACTATTGGATATATCCGAAGCCCAACTTACTAAAGAGTTAGTTGATTCAAAGAATATATTATCCTCTATAGTTGGAGCTAATATTAAATCTTTCTCCTACCCATTTGGTAGAACTAACTCTTCCATAGTTCAAGCTACAGCTAAATATTATCAATTAGCTTATATGGCATTTCTGACTTCTGATAACCCAGGTAATAGTAAACATATGATAAACAGAGTAGAAATTGATGGTAAAGTAAGTGATTCTGAATTAGAAATAAAGGCCCAGCATGAACATAACTTCCTAAAGCTTACTTAGAATATGAAATTTAAACCCCTAATAGTAATTCATGAATCCTTATATTCATATGAAGAAGTAGCTCCTTTATTTCAATCATCTACACATAAAGGTAGATATCATGCATTCATTAAATGTAACGGAGTAGTTCTATATATAACCCCTTCTAATAAGAAAGCAGAAGCAGCTTATGAATCTTCCTTTAATGGAGAGGATGTATGTGATTCAGTAGACCCCTTTGCTTATCATATATGTCTAGAATCACCCGAAGGTTCTAATCCTCATGCTTCTTCACATATAGGATATACAGAATCTCAATATTATTCTCTAGCTTGGTTAATAGCTAGAACTAAAGTTAATGTAGATAGAATAGTAGGTCATAAAGATATAGATACTAGAAAGCAAAGTATTGACCCTAGAAATTTAGATTTAAGTAGAGTTAAGTTAGATGTAAATAAGTTTAAACCCACTTCTTATCTTGAATTAGGAATATAAATAGAAAGAATAAATATATGAGTAAGCGAGAAAAGTACGAGAAGTTATTAAATAATGTAAATGTAGTAGCTGCATTACATATGATTAATCAAGTTGAATCTAATTATGGTTCAGATTCATACGGAGTTATATTTGGGGGTAGTACCCCTCCATTAGGTACAGACCATCCTAGAATAAGCGTACCTATGAATGATGGTACAGGGAGAACTAGTAATGCTGCGGGTAGATATCAATTCATGTCTTTCACCTGGGATGAAGTTAATCAAAATATTGGACCTTTAGATTTCTCCAATCCTAGGCATCAA